GAAGCAATCGCTGGCGACGCAGCTTCGACAGTGACCCTGTCAGATATCACCGTTGCTCTGATCGACAAGTACGCCCTGCGGTACGCGGCAGAAGAAGGTGAAGATCCGCACCCGCAAGAAAATGAGCCTATAAGAGTTTATCGACCTCAGGTCGAGATTAAGGATGAGGATGGAAACGTCACAGGTACTACTGGTAATAATCAGTGGTACACCAAGACGAGCAAGACTATAGACCCTAATGAGTCTTTAGAAATAGAAGAGGTTAAGTAATAAAATGCAAAAGAACGTAGCTGGTCAAAAACTTAGAGTGTATGCGTTTAATAGAATTACAAGAGAACCGGTCACTGGAGACGCAGCTAATATCACTGTTAAGGTAGAAAATGATTGGTCCGGTTCTAGGATAGCGTTGACAGATACAAATCCTACTGAAACTGAAGATGGATATTATCTTTTTGATATTACACAAGCAGAAAGTAACTACTATAATATTGATGTATACCCAGAGAGTTCTACACCTAATGTACAAGTTTTTGGTGTACCGATGACAATTGTAGCCGCAGATATTAGAATCAATTGGACAACGGAGGCGACTATAACATAATGGCTACACTTACTTTTACAACTAAGCGTGAGGGTGTTTTAACCGACGCTACAAGCGTTGTATTATCGAACGCAGCTGGAACTGCTGGAATTGTACGAAATGATACTGGTGCTACTGTTGTTGCTGCGGACACCGCTACTATCAACTCTTCAGTGGGTACATACACTTATGAGTTTGCTGCACCTGTAGAAAACATCTTTTATTCAGTGTATTACAAAGTTACAGTTTCTTATAGTACTGTGTTTAGTAAAATAGTGTTTTATGTTAGCTCAACAGATGCTACAACTATCGTTCCGTCTGCAATACTTGCACAGTACTTGATCAGTACACTGTCGTTATTTACAGCTGTATCAGATTCGAGTACATGGCCGTTGTTTCAAGGGTTTTTACCGGATAGCGATGCTATCGAAAACGATGCTGCGGCGATCTTCGATGTTGAACCGTATACTCAAGGTAAGAGTATGTCTGGAGCGTTGGATCAAAGATACGGTGTTCAGTTTGTAATAAGATCTAGAACGTACGACAACGGATACAAAAAGGCAAGAACACTGTTAGACGCTCTTCAAAATAAGTCACAAGTTTCTGAAGTAATCAATGGTACAACTTTTGTAATTGAAAATATATCTTCAGCATCTGGCATCGTTTCGTTAGGGACTGAAAAAAGTTCTAAGCAACGCTTTATATTTTCAATAGATACTTTTGTAACAATCAAGGAACAGTAAATGTCTTGGATACACGACGGATTTAAAACTACTGTTCAATTCGCAAATGCACCAAGCGGTATATTGTTGTATCTGTACGAGAAGGAGTTAACTCCACCGTCTATAGAAATGGGAGGCGGCGTAGATACTACGACTCTTGCTAACACCGATTGGCATACAAAAGCTCCGAATCATTTAAAGTTTTTAGGTGATACTTCTGTTTTATGTAAGTATGATCCTGCGATATACGATCAAATTTTAGAAATGATCGGAGTTATTACGCAGGTTGGTTTAACCTTTCCAGACAATTCGACGTACGAGTTTAGAGGGTGGATAGATAGCTTTACCCCTAATACGCTTATTGAAGGTGAAATGGCGTTAGCTACTATTAATATAGTTGCTTCGAATCAAACTACAGCTGGAGTCGAAACAGCACCAGAATACACATATGGTGAGGGTAATCCAGACGAAGATCCGTTAGAAGAGTTTCCGTACGGTGTTCAAGGACCGCAGGGTTATCAAGGACCGCAGGGTGTTCAAGGAACGCAAGGCTATCAAGGAACGCAAGGCTATCAAGGTGTAAAAGGGGATCAAGGAGCACAAGGCTATCAAGGAACACAAGGTTATCAAGGAACACAAGGGTATCAGGGTGTAAAAGGCGATCAAGGAGCACAAGGCGTTACTGGGGCTCAAGGACCAACTGGAGCTCAAGGATCAGCAGGGATAACTGGAGCTCAAGGAGCACAAGGTGTAACTGGATCTCAAGGAGCTACTGGATCTCAAGGCTCAACTGGAGCTACAGGAGCTCAAGGAAATCAGGGCGATGTTGGTGCTCAAGGAGCTCAAGGAGCTACTGGTACTAAAGGCGATCAAGGTGTACAGGGTGCTCAAGGATCTACAGGAGCTCAAGGCTCACAAGGTGTAACTGGAGCTCAAGGAGTTCAAGGTTCAACTGGAGCTCAAGGAGCTCAAGGAGCTCAAGGTTCCACTGGAGCTCAAGGTAATCAAGGCGATACTGGGGCAACTGGAGCTACAGGTATCAATTATATCGGTGAATGGGACAGCGGTACTACATACGATCCGAATGATTCCGTTGGTAATGACGGCACTACGTACATTTGTATTTTGCAATCGACGAATAACGAGCCGCCAAACGCTACCTACTGGAACGTGTTAGCGTTAGAAGGAGCTCAAGGTTCCACTGGAGCTCAAGGTTCCACTGGAGCTCAAGGCAATCAAGGCGATACCGGTGCTCAAGGAGCTACTGGAGCTCAAGGCTCACAAGGTACTACTGGTGCTCAAGGGGCTACTGGAGCTCAAGGTAATCAGGGTGATACTGGGGCAACAGGTGCTCAAGGTGTAACTGGAGCTCAAGGGGTTCAAGGTGCTGTTGGTGCTCAAGGGTCTACGGGAGCCACAGGATCTCAAGGTGCAACCGGAGCTCAAGGAGCTCAAGGATCTACAGGAGCTCAAGGCTCACAAGGCACTGCTGGAGCACAAGGCGTAACCGGAGCACAAGGCTCTACTGGGCCACAAGGTGTACAGGGTGCTCAAGGATCTACAGGAGCTCAAGGCTCACAAGGCGTAACCGGAGCACAAGGCTCTACTGGGCCACAAGGCGTGCAAGGAGCCCAGGGTTTACTTGGTGATACATTAGCATCTGCTGTTACAATTGATTCTGGTGGTTATTTTAAAATCGGCACAGGCACCAAAGATGCAGATTTAGATGGTATATGGATCGACGATACGGAGATTGTAGGACAGATTGACGGTGTTGATCAGTACTCGCTCAAGTCAGACGGAACAGCAGTGTTTAAACAGGCATTCATCAGTGATGCTGGCGACCTTGCAGAGCTTAATACTGTCGACACAGAACAAATAGAAGATGAAGCCGTTACAAGTATAACATATACAACTGCTAATGGACCTACTGCTCTAAGCGGTGAAACAACATTATTATCTCTATCAGTTACAACTACAGGTGGGGATCTAAAATTTGATTGTAGTACCACGTTTACTTGTTCATCCGGTACGTGTCCAATAGATTTTAAGTTGTACCGTGCAACAACTCTCGTTCTTACATTAGGAAATTGGGCACCTACTTCAACATACAGCTCGTCTGCTTCTAGAACAACTATAGAGACTCCGTCATCTGGAACTTATACTTACTATTTAAAAGCACAGGAAACAGGCGGATCATATGCAGGATCTGCACAAGGAACCCAGCTTATAGTCACAGAAACTAAAAAATAGGACCAAGTTTATATGAGTACAAAAAAGTGGTCATTTTTTGTAGTATACGATAAAACAAACAAAATGTTAAACGGCGGTTATAAGATTATACGATACGGAAAATGTCTTAATTCTAATTTACATTTACAGATTGACGAATCAGAGAAAGACTATTTAAAAGTTGTTAAAGTTTCTGATTTAAATTTAGGTTATGAAACATTGGTATATAAAGAAGGTAAAACATATAAAAAATAAGTTATTTATACTAATAACGTTAGACTAATAACGTTTATGAGAGACAGCGTAAATGAACGAGCAAACACATTTTACTATTGTTACACCATTACATAAACCATACGAGCTGTATATTCGAGACTGCTACAACTCGCTTGTAGCACAGACATCTGCTGATTGGGAGTGGATTGTCGTTCTCAACAACGGCGGTAGTTTGCCTGACGACATACAGGAAGACGACCGTGTTCGTCCTATGGCTGTGTCTGATGATACCGAAGGCCCAAACAGTATCGGGAGGTTGAAGTCGGCAGGTTTCTCAGAGGCCAAAGGGAATATTCTCGTTGAGCTGGATGCCGATGATTTGCTCCTACCTGAGTGCTTGGCCGAACTGACAAAGGCATTCAGCGACAGCACTACTGCAATGGTGTACAGCAATTCAGCATCATTTGACAAGGACTGGAAAAGCACAGCGGTGTATTCTAATTACTATGGTTGGAAGCAGAGACCGTTTTTCTGGGAAGGTCATGAACTTGTTGAAATGATCGGCTTTCCGTGCAACGCAGAGATGATGCGACGTATTGAGTGGGCACCTAATCATGTGAGGGCATGGCGGCGGTCTGCTTATGAGAAGGTCGGGGGACATAATATCGATTTAAAAGTAGGGGACGATCACGACATTTGTTGTCGGTTCTTTATCGAGTACGGTCCAGCAGCGATCAAGCACATAGACAAGTGTCTATACCTGTACAGAACGCACGACAATAATACCTCTGGACCGAATGTAGATAATGATGCTGTTCAAGATCAAGTACGAAAAAACTATTTAAAGTATAGTAGACAATTGGCAATACGACAGGCAACAGATGACGGTCTTGCTCTCTTGGATCTTGGTGGTCGGCTAAATGCCTGGCCTGGATTCACTACCGTAGACTTGTTGGATACTGATGTGATAACAGATCTCAACGGTCCTTGGTCATTTGAAGATAATTCTGTAGGAGTAATACGTGCATCTCATGTGTTCGAACACTTGATTGATCCGGTACATACAATGAATGAGGCGTACAGAGTTTTAGCTCCAGGAGGGTGGATATTTATAGATGTTCCATCTACGGATGGACGTGGTGCTTTTCAAGATCCAACACATAAATCTTTTTGGAATTCTAACTCATTTTGGTATTATACTGATAAACAATATGCAAAATATATTCCAGAATACAAAGGACGTTTTCAATTATCAAATATAGTTAATTGGTATCCAACCAAATTTGAAGAATTACACAATATCGTAATAACACAAGCTGACTTGATCGCCTTAAAAGGGCAAAGACAAGCTGGCGAAATGAGAATTTAAGGAGTAATAGCATGGCATGGATAAATGATGGATTCCCAACGACAGTAACGTTTTCTAACGCACCGAGCGGCGTAACACTTTACATCCAGGAACGCGAAATCACACCGCCGTCTATTGATATGGGCGGAGAAAACGATACTACAACCATGCGAAATACCGCGTGGCGTACTAAGCAACCGAAAAGTTTAAAGACTCTTGGTGAGGCTTCAATGGTATGTAAGTACGATCCTGCAATTTACAGTCAAATTCTAAGCATGATCGGCGTAAACACTATGATCGTTATTACGTTTCCAGACACTTCGACTGTACGTTTTAGAGGATGGATCGATAAGTTTGTACCAAATGCCATTGTAGAAGGCGAAATGGCTACAGCAAATATTACAATACTGCCAGCTAATCAGACGACCGCAGGAACTGAAGTTGCTCCTGTTTATCAATCGTAATTAATCAAATACTTAAATTAGGAGAGTATCATGGAAGTTTATTCAGTTAAGCTAAACAGTAAAAAGGTTATTATCGAGAATACAAACGGTGAACAAGAAGAATACACTATTCACGAGATGAACGGTGATAAGCTTGAAGATTACTTGAATGAACAACGAGAAAAGGTTATTATCAAAGATGGATCTGCTGTTGTTAATAACTATAAAGGCATCTACAGTAGCCTTCTGCGTTTAACTATGACTGGTCCAGATGATAAAGATGTATCGTTGGCTCTTATTAAAACGTGGCCTTCAAGAGTACAAAAAGCATTGTTTGAAGAAGCTCAGAAGCTTAACGCTTTAAATGAAGGAGCTGACGAAGAAGCAAAAAACGACTAGAAGCAGGCGAATACGATTGGTATGCGCTTGCTTCGCATTTACATATGTCAGTACAACGTGTTAAAAAAGAGACAACTGCGACCGAGCTAGCTACTTGGATGCAATATCTAATACTTGAAAAGAACAAAGTGTTAGATACGGATAAGCTAGATTACTATTTAGCCCAAATAGCTAGTGAGGTTCGTAGATCTTTTGTAAAAAATCCAGCAACCGTAAAAACTTCGGACTTTATTCTTAAGTTCGAAAATAGTAATAGTAAAAAACCGCTTACAAAGGAAGAAGCTACAGCAATGTCTAAGAGATATTGGTTTAGCATAACTGGTTTAAAGGATAATGTAGATGGCTAACATGTTAGGTATGAACGTTGGGCCTGTTGTCCTACACATATTAGGGCATAATCTTGGTGCTATGGCTGCTATGAAGCAGACAGAAAAACGCGCTTTGACTATGTCTCAAACTATCAATAAGCACGCTTCTAAAGCGATACTCGGAATGACAGTGCCGCTTACAGCGTTTGGAATAGCGGCCTCTAAAGCTTTTGGTAGTTTTGATAGTGCTATGACTAAGTCAACTGCTATTATGAAAAACATTACGCAAGAACAGCGTAAAAACATGGAGAGCCTTGCGTTAAATCTTTCAAAAAGCGGTAAAAAGGGAGTACAATCTGCTACTGAACTTGCTGATGCTTACTACTATTTAGTATCAGCCGGTTTAAGTTACTCCGATACAATCAAGTCACTTCCTGTAGTTCAAGAGTTCGCCACAGCTGGTACTTTCAGTTTGGTAGAAGCTACGTACATGTTAACTGATGCTCAAAGCGCTTTAGGTCTAACAACTAAAGATGCTGCGACTAACATGAAGAACATGCAGCTGATCTCTGATACGCTTAATGCTGCGAACAGAGCTGCTCACGGTAGCGTACAACAATTCTCTAAAGCATTAACTACGCACGCAGCAAATGCTATGAGAACATATCGTATTTCGCTCAATGAAGGCATGGCTGTATTAGCTGCGTTTGCAAATCAAGGATTAAAAGCACAGCGTGCTGGTACAATGTTTGCACGTATGCTACGTCTTACAACGCAAGCGTATGAGCGTAACGTTGGAATTTGGGAACGCGCTAACTTGTCTTTGTTCGATCAGCACGATCAGTGGTTGGAGTTTTCAGAAATATTTGGTAAATTGTCTGAGCACTTCGAAGGTCTGAAGCCTGAAGAAATTACAAAAGGTCTTATAGACTTAGGTTTTCAGATGCGTAGTGCTCAGACAATTATGCCATTAATCGGAATGGCTGATCAAATAGCCGAATTTTCTGAAAAGTTTAAAGGCGAAAACGTAGCTGGAACTTCGTTGAAAGTTGCAGAAAAACAACTTAAGTCGTTTAACAACGAACTTAAGCTTGTTTGGAATAACCTTAAAGCTATTGGTATCAGCATTGGTAGGCATTTAAGCGGACCAATACGCCTTGTCGGTGAACATATTAAAAGTATTACAGAAAATTGGGATAAGCTTTCTGACGAAACGCAGTCTATGCTAGTTAAAATTGGTATACTCGCTGCCGCTCTTCCAGTAATAGGTTTAACGCTTACTGCTGCGTTTAATTCTCCACTTACTCCGATCGTTGCGATAGTCGCTTTAGGGTACACTGCAAGAGCGGTGTGGCTTGAAACAGCTGAAAAAATTAAAAACGCTTTTGATACTGTTTTTGGTAATTCATTAAAGAGTTTTAAAGAATTCCAAGAGAGAATCAAAAATGTTCCTGATTCTTCGTTGTATCCAGCCGAAAGCGGTATGAACGTGTTACCAAGAGGTAAAGCGGTTATACCTAAAGGTTCAAGGTATCCCACTGGAAGCGGTATGAACATTCTCGGTATTCCAGGAGCTGTTACGCCTATAGACCCTGGTACTACCTTCGGTATTCCTAAAGAGAAAGACGTACTATCTACATATGATTATTGGATGCCACAGAATAACGTAACTGGATTAACGAGCTTCGGGCAGTCTGTTTTCAGTAAGCTTCCTAAGGGCCAAGAAGCTAAAGGAGCAGTAGCTCCTAAAGAAACAGAATCGTTATTAAGTAAAACGATGTCAATGGTTAGAGATCAACTCGAAGAGGACGGTTTACTTAAGTACGCATCTGATGCTGAAAAGAATATAACAGAATTACGATCTGTATTACAAAGTTTTAACGATGACTTACAAAAAGCCGCTAAAGAGCAAGTTGGTTCAGAGACTCATAGAAGTAATATCATTAAAGCCCAAATAAAAATGTATGAAGATCTTGGAATAACGAATAAAAAGGTCCATGATCTTAAGATGAAATTGTTAGCTATCGAAGCTGACAATATGTCCATTTTAACTGATGAAGATGAACTGGCGATGAAATGGTTAGCTCATCAAGAAATCGTATTAACTCGTGATACTACACGAAAAGTATCTGAAGCGTATATCGGAATGTACGATCAGATGAATCAGTACGCATCTGGATCATTTGAACATCGTCTCAAACTACTTAGTCTTGAAGCTAAACGTTATTACGAAATAACAAGAGATATAGTAGCCGTTGAACAATGGAGAGCAGAGCAAGTTAGAATATTAGAACAAGAACAAGATATAGCAAGTGATAGTTTTATAGCCGGTTTTAATGCTAAGCTTCAACAAATGCGAGATAACTATACTACGCTTGGACAAATAGGAGCACAAGCTGCTGAAGGAATGGTTGAAGGATTGACCGATTCTATGTGGGAGCTAGCAACTGCAACAGACAACTGGACAGAGTCATTAAGAAATGTAGGTCGTGAACTTGCAGCTATGGCTGGAAAAGCAGCATTAAGCGGGTTATTACGAATGGGTATTTCTTCCGCTATCGGTGCTTTTGCTCCAGGTGCCGGTGGCGTAGCTGGTAACTCAGCTAGAATTCTTGCTAAGGCAAACGCTGCACATGCAAACTTCCATACAGGCGGTGTGATAACAGCGCATACAGGCACAATTCTACGATCCGATGAACGTATGGTAAAAGCAAAAGTCGGTGAAGGAATCTTTACTGCTGATCAAATGCGGGCAATGGGAAGTCCGACAAGAGATTCTGAAATGAAATCAATGCTATCAGAAATACGCGATAAGATCGGCCCTACAAGCGTGGCGTTGTTCGATGATCGTGATTCTATGGAACAATATTTAACGAGTCGTTCTGGAACAAAGACGCTAGTTAAAGTGTCAAGAAGACACCGTAGAGAAATAAACGGGTAAACAATGCCTATAAATATGATACAAGATCCGCCTAAACTTAATGTTAAAGAAGGCATGAGTTGGATCACTGATATTTTAAAACAAGACTACTCCGATAAAGAACAGCGGATAGCTCTTCGTACTATACCTCGTCAAACTTTTACTTACCAGTATATTATAAAAACAGCTCAGCGTAGACGAGAATTGTACAGTGAGTTTGCAACTGCTTTAAAAGAGTTGTGGTACATACCTGTTTGGACGGAAGCTAGAACTAGTGTTCCTTTGTTGTCTGGTCAATCAACTGTTTATGTAGATACTAGATATTCTGATTTTAACGACTCGTCATACGCTATGATTTGGCAAAATAACGAATTATACGAATTGTTAGAAGTATCAACGGTAGCCGATAATACGCTTACGCTATCTACTCCAAATACTAATACGTATACCTCAAACACATTTGTTATGCCTGTAAAAACTGGATATATTCGTAATTCTCCGAGAGTAGTTAGTCTTAAAAACGGTCTTGGGCTTATGGATGTAGACTACGAAATAATCGATAATGAGAGGATTTCTGATTATTCTGCAAGTCAAGAGTATGATGGATATGAAGTTGTAGTTCGTGGTTCTAGAATTACTGAAAATGAAGGTGTAGACGAATTACATAACGGTGAATTAACTTTTATTGATAATAATACAGGATTATTAGGAATAGAAGCTAAGACGACGTACAACGTAGTTACACAGAATCAGTATTTTGAATACAGAACAGCCGCTACAATTTGGGATTTTAAACAATGGTTACACTCGTTGTATGGTAGACAGAATCCGTTTTTAGTTCCAAGTTATACAAAGGATCTAACACTTTCACGAACAATAAGTTCTAGTGATAATACAATCTATTTTTCGCATATTGATTTGTCTGCAAACGTAAGTGAATACGACTTATTACAATATATTGGATTTTTGAATAGCGATAACACAATACGTGTAAGAAAAATAGATAATATAGTTGAAATAGATCCTACAGAAGAAGCTATCGGCTTAACAACTACTGTAGGAGACGATTATTCAATTTCTACAACTGTGATGTTCGTATGGCGCTGTAGACTAAGCAATGACGATTTACAATTAGAATGGCAAGAAAAGGATCGTTTAATCTGCCAAAGTGGTTTTGTTAGGGTGTTACAATGACATATCAATCTGACGAGATATCTGTACACGATGCACAGCCGGTAGAATTATACGATATTAACCTAAGGGATTCTGCTACGTATTGGCGGTATACATCAGCAAGAAACGACATTGAATACTCTGGTAATACGTATGTTGCTACAGCCGGCTTACATCGTGATGAAATAGACGAAATAGATGATGTTTTAAAGACAGAACTAAAGATAATCTTTCCGTCTAATCACGCATTTTCTAATTTATTTATGTTAAATATTCCAGATGGAACGTTAGATATAGTTATATACAGAGGTCACGGTACAAACTTTGTACAATATTGGGACGGTGTTATAAAGACAGTTAATCCAATCGATGGAGCTGATTCTGCATCTGTTGTATGCGGACCACATACCGATGCTTTACAGGCACCATTTATGCTGAGAACGTTTAGCCGTCTTTGTGAAGTTCCGTTATACGGATCTGCTTGTGGTGTTACTGAGGCAAGTTACAAATCAACATGTTCATTAGATACAGTATCAGGTACTACTTTAACTTCTACTGATTTTAGCGCAGAGGCAGACGATTACTTTAAAGGTGGTTATGTAGAAGGTAACGGATACAAGCGTAAAATTAAAACACATACTACAAACACAATAGTATTAGTTTCGGCAATTCCAGGATTGACTACAGAGATGTCTGTAGATGTTTATCCAGGTTGTGATCACACTAGAGCAACGTGTATTAGTAAGTTTAATAACTTGCCCAACTACCGTGGATGCGACTGGATACCTGATGAAGAACCGTTTACACAAGGGGTTTATAAATAATGGCGTTTGATCCAATTTCATTTTTAGTAGTACTCGCGTTATCAGTTGGAATAAGCTACTTACTAAGACCTAAGCAGCCAGACAGTAACTTAGCTCCCGGTGAAATTACTAATTTACCAACGTGTGAACAAGGCACCGCGTATAAAGTAATTTTTGGTAGGCCTGCT